TTAAAAAAATGAACAAATTTTTGTCAGGCAAGGGGCTGTATATCCACGATATACGGCTTTTAATTTTGCTGACTTTTTTGATAAAACGTAGTAAAACAACTTAAAAAATGAATACCCTCCCCCCCATACTAATGTTAGGAAAAGCACACACATAGGTCTCAGCTTGTGCCACAGACCAATTTTAAAAACTTTTTTTCTGAGACAAAATCGCTCAACCATAGGAATAACAAGCATAATTGACTCCCAAAAGTTATACACCAAAAATGAGAGAAATAAGCTAAATCTATTTGCGAGATACGCTACCAAAGATCATTAGTGCTAAAACGACGTAAAAAAAGGCAAGAAAGGGAAGTGATTCTCCCTTTTTTTGCCTATAAACGTGATTAAATCAATGTTTTAGTGTTTTGACCCCCCCTATATAAAAATTTTGAAAAATGGGTTTTCACGCAAGACGATACCTATGTGTGTGCTTTTCCTAGTATTAGTATGGGGGGGAGGGTGTTTAAAAAATAATCTAATCATTGGAGCTTATCGCAAAAATATTATAGATTAATAATGTAAATCAATCACAGAAGCTCACGGTTTAATCGCTGTGAGTTTTTTTATTGTCTAATAATAATTTATATTCAATCAACCTCACCCGCGTGCTGTGCTTGTTCTGTGGCTTTCTTTATAATCTCTTTCACTTGCTTAATGGTTGGGTTCGTGTGGTTTCTAATAGTATGTTCGTTTAACAGATAACGGCTTGCAACTTCTGATAGTGTCAAGCGTTCCATGTATCTAAGTCTTATTAACTCTAGGTCATCATCACTCAATGAATCAAACACCTCTGTCATTGCGTTGAATATAAAGCGTTGTGGTGTGAGTTGGTCTGTGCTGTCTATCCTATCTGTCCATGACTTCATTGTACCTGTGAGATATAATCTGATATTAAACTCTAGTTCATTCATAATATAATCCTCCAAACAAAAAAGTACCTCCACAATTAGAGATACTTTCCTGAACTTATTATACCATGCGCATCTCTGCGACTTATGATAGTTCTATTATATCATGCTTTGGCTATAATTTCCTTAGCTTCCTTCATGAGTTTACCTATCTTAGCTGTTATCTGATAAGCTGATAGTCCTGTCCGTTTTGTAGTCTCTGCAATACTTAATAGTTCAACGTACCTCAAACATAGTAATGCTATGCTGTCAGTATCGACCGAATCAAATAGCTCATCAAGATTCTCTAATAATTTAAGAAGCCTTGGTAAGTTGCCTGCTTCAGCTTTTGTCTTTTCAATATAAGACTGCCTGCTTTGAGCGCTTAAGTATAATGTTCCTCTAAGATACCACCTTACAACATCTTTATGCCTTCCCCAATAATATCTGATTGTCATATATTTATCCGTCATGATTCCTTTATAATAACAAGAAAGCCTGATACTTATAGGCTTTCTCAGCTCGAAATTATGGATTATTAAACTCTTATCGGCGTGGAGTATAATAGCTAGGATAATTTGTAATCAGTCCCTCCTCAAGCAAATATTCCATCAATTCATGTTGAAAAGTAGAACTAATCAACCGTGCCATTCTAAAGTAATAAAAGCTCTTGGCTTCAACTAACGGGTGGAGGGAATTACCAACGGACTGATCATAATTATTATCTTTCAAATAGTTCACAATCTCAATGGCTTTATTTTGAGATTCTTCCACTTCTTTACCATAAGCCTTTAATTTTCGTTTTAAAGAATTATCAATTAATCCCTCAATCAATTGAGATTCTGTTGGACTCAAGTGTTCTTGCGAGCGAATAGCCTCAGTTTTAATGTCATAATTGGTTTCTTCATTATTCCAAAATTGATGAAGTGCGTCTTTTTGCTTGGTAAGATGTTCAGTCAGTTCATCAAGTAAAACACGAGCATCTCGTTCTTTAGCCATTTGTGCAAGGGTCGCATCAATATCAGGCTGTTGTTTATCTACTTTCATATTCTCAAGTTTTTTGCTTAACTCATTGACTAAGGCTTGCGTTTTTTCAACGGCTTGAACCAGAGGAATTGATTGTGCTTTTAATTCTTTTGCTTTTTCTTCAATATGACGAATGTCCATTATTATTTCTCCTGATGATTAGTTGTAGTTGTAGTTGCAGTATTGATATTTCCTTTTTGATCTGAGATCGCTGTAAATGAACCTGCCACAAAAGCTTCTGTATCGGTAAGCTGAACATCAAAGCGATCAATTACACGAATTTTAGTAGTATCAGTTTCAAATGCACCAGCACCAATATTTGTTGGAAGCAATGACATGTTTTCACGGTCAAATAAAGTCATGGCTTGTTTAAAGTCGCCATAATAGAGCGGATAAAGCGGGCTGCTTGTTTCTCCACCACTTGGAAGCCAATGGTCACTGATTTCAACGACTCGTTTTCCTTTGATTAAATAGCGATCAGGTTGAACGGGGTCAGGTTGTAACAAATAATTCCCTAACGCATCTTTAACTAAAGTAAGTTGGTTGAGTCCGCTCGTGTTGGTAATTAAAATAGAAGTTGCTTTAATTGCTGGATCGACTGCCGTATTAATCATAGTGATAATATCATCAAAAGTAGAGAGGGCTGGTTTTTTAGGAGCTGCTTGCATGAGTGAGATGATTTCTTTATTACGAGAAACGACGACTTTCTTAGCAATCCAACCCGTCAACCATGACATAATATTTTCGGCACTATCTTTAAGTAGGGAGTTGGTCGCTGTTGTGATCCCTCCGTAGCGTCCAATCTGATACTTAACAAGTTTAAGATTGGGATCGTCATTGGCTCCAATGGTTTCATCTTCGCTATCTAATTTTGTAAGTGGGGTAATATTTATCCATTTCTCATAAACACGAGAACCTGAGGCTGTAGTTACATTTTCAACATTGACATATTGCTCCATCACATCATATTGGCGTTTCAAGACATTAATCGAAGTTCTTAAATCTTGGGGAATGGTTAAGCCAGCCGCTTCGCCTGATTCATCTTTAGAGGAAGTGACTAGATTTGTGATTTTAGAATCTCCTCTCATTAAGGCTTTAAAATCTGAAATGAAAGAATGATCGGTTTGGTTTTCTCCATTTCCTAAGGGAAGTTGTCCGCTTGAGCGAAGATGAGCAACTTGCGCCGCTTGTGCTTCGTCGACTTGATTTCTAAGTGCATCACAACGAGCTTGTGCATGATCTCTCTTTGCGGTTAAATCTCTTAAAGTTTGAGCTGAGAAGTTTTCATTTTTGAGCATTTGATTGATTTTATCATTATAATTTTCTACTTTTTCGCCTGCTTCAATCCACAGCTCATTGAGTGTATTTAGTGTTTGATTCATTGTATTGATTCCTTATTTTCTATTGGTAAAGATACCAATTTATCGAAACTACAGATAAGGTCTGTATTTCATTACGTTAATTGCGCTTTTTATAAATGAGTTAAAACAACTGATTTTGTTGGAGACCTTGCTCGCATTTTTACTCCTTTCTTATTCTTCTAATTCAAATCAGTAAATTCATTTTGTCGGACAGCGTACTTTTTTCATGTTTTTATTTCCTCTGATAAATTCCTAGCGAAGTAGGAAAAGTACGGTAACACGGTAACAACACTCTACAAACAGCTTAACCACGCGGTTTAAGTTGTTACCGCTAACGGTAACATGTTACCGAAGTACGGTATCATTTTCGCTTTTTCTTGCGTAAATAACCCTTAGTGACCTTTTTTTGTTTGTCTTCGTCCCAATGAAATAGCCGTCTAAAAAGCTCATATTCCTCGGCTCGGTGTAAATCAATCGCTCTGTTAAAGCCTGCCGTATGAGGTCTTTTACTTGTTTTTTCCCATTCCTTTTTAATGTGGTCGGGTAATTTAAGCTCAAACTCTCGCTTAGTAAAGGGCTTCACTCCCTCATCTTCACACCATGCACGATATAAGGCGCTTATAAAGGTGGTCGGTAGAAAATCACTGACGAACTCCTCAAACATATCATTTACAAACGCCAGCACGTTATCATTAGAAATTTTAAAGTCATTTAATAGCCCTTGTGTGGCTTTGGGTTCATCAAACTTATCAAAGTTGAGGGATAAAGCAATTTTAAGGACATACTCTAAAACGTCTTTGCGTTTAATATAATCATCCTTTATTTTCCAATTGTCATTATCTGCGGTAAAAGACTTTTCAAAAGGCACGATAAGCAAACGTCTGTATGTTCCATTTGACTTATTTCTAAACTTGGGTAAAAAATTAGTGGATTGTATAACCAGCTTGTTAAATACTGCTAAGGTTGGTTGTTTCCCTTTGGCTTCAATCGGTACTGGGTCGCCAGTAACCACGCTGAAATAGTTCCCTGCATTGTCCAAGTAGCTGACTTGGCTGTCATCTCCGATAATACACGTCTTCCCAACGACTTGGGAAAGAGAAAAGCGTTCAGAAAACTGTTCAGCTTTGACACTTGCGACGTTCTCACGTCCGATAAGGTTCATGATGAGGCTCTGAAATGTCCCTTTGCCGTCATTTCCTTTACCGACTAGCCAAACGCCTTTACGATAGGAGTAGTTGCCGTTGGTACTTGCGGAAATAATCTGCCATAAAAGGCTAACGAGTTCTTTATCTCCACTCATTAAATCATTGAGCCAGTCGTCTACGTTCCAACCGTTAATATTGGGTACTTTTGCCTTGTCATTGTACTTGGTCGCAATGGTTGACGTAAAGACGTATTTAGGACTGAATGGCTCTAAATTTTGCGTTTTCTTATTAAAAATACCGTTCGCTACTGGGATAAGATGAGCCTCTGCCGTTTGTTGTTTGACCTCTGCTAAGGTTTCAAGTTTAAAGAGAACCTCTTTTGACCGTGCTTGACTGTATGACGGCTCTAGCCAATAAATGAGCCGATGAAAGAAATTTTCGTTCGTTTCATATATGCCTAGTTCAGGATTATAAACGCCTAACAGTCCGCTCTGGTGGTCTAATTTTATGACTTTGAGCGTCTTATAAATGATTCTTGCTGTCTCTAAAGGAGTTAATGATTTCGGTGGCTTGCCGTCCTCTTTAGGTGTGCTTAAAAATAAGTTACGGTGTTCAAAGAATAGTTTTCTAACAGCTCTAAGCGTTTGAGTGTTTGCTTTGACATAATCAGGGTTATTAATGATTTCTTTTTCTTGTTCTAACCAGTCTGTCAAACTGTCTTGATAACCTGCGACATTAACGACTTTTTTGCCGTCTTCGCCATAATCTGTGAAGTCCTCTATTTGAGGCTTGGGACTTCTTACGTTTCCCTGTGGCGTTTCTGCCACAAGTTTTTCTAGTTGGTCTGTCATGACTTCCTTTCTATTTCATCTTGAATACACTTTTCCAAATGGTCGCCAGCTCGTCATCAGGTAAGGGCGGACTGGTTCGATTGTTAAAGGTTCGCAATAAGTCCATGCAACTATTATTATCAATACCAATCTTTCTCCAGTAGTGGAGAATGCGGTTCGTGTCATTGTTTCGGTTGCCTTTTCGTGCGCCTTGGTTGAATAACTCCCACATTCCAGCGCCATAAGTACGACTGCCTAACTTTGGGTTCTGTCTTTTTTGTGGTCGCTGTATCATTTCAAGTAACCAGTCAGGACAATCGCAAAGACTATCAAAAGTGAGTGGCTCGTTAGTTTCTGTATCATTCAAAGGGATATAATCGCCGTCTGTGCGTTTGCTCGGATATATGGGTGTGAAGTGTGTCTTTATCTCCACGCCGTCCGCTAGTTCATTGACAATCGGCTGATTAAATAGCTCTTTCGGAACTGTAAAGAAAACGTGTAAGCCGTTGCCTGTGGGAGTTTTCTCAACATAGGTACTTAATATTTCGCCCTCGCTGTGTTCATTCCACAAGCGACTGAATACAGCTCTGCCATTCTGTCCGTTTTCGTGTTGGTCTAAGTCAATACAAATCAAACCGCTGTTTCTAAGATTAATCATGATGTTACGGTTCGGTATTTCATCAAACCATTCACTCACTGTGATTTCATCAAGACTTCCTGAAGAACTCCCCTTTATAATTGCCCTTTCGCTTTTTCCAGCGGGATAACCAGCGATAACAGAAAAACCGCGATTAATACAGTTTAGGGCTTGTTCTTTTGGTGTCAATAGTCAACCTCCTCAAAGAGTTGGTCAATCCAATCAAGTTCTGCAAGCGTATAGCCATTGACTGCATTATTAATCGCTATGCCTGTGCGTTGTTTCTTGATAATTCCAGCTCTGCGCTCGTCTTCGTTAGTTGGAATAAAATAGCCGTTATCAATCGAACCAATGGCGCAACCTTGCTTATGGAGGTACTCAATTCTACTCTGTAAAGTTCTAAAATCAATATCAAGCGCTTGTGCTAAAATCTTGCCTTTGACAGCTCGGTCAATTCCTCTATGTTCAGAAAGAAATTTAATAATGTTTTGGTCTAATATCTGTAAGTCAGTTAGTTTCATAAGTTCCCCTCCGCTTCGTCATAAGTCCCCCACATAGAAATAATAGTCTTGATAAAGCTATCTATGTCTGTACAGTCCCTAGCGTCCGCAATTAACACATTCAGCAAAATACTAACTGCTTCAAGGTCTGAGATTTCGTCAAACTGGCGTGTAACTGCCAGCAGGTCATCGCCTTTGTATAAAGTTTCAATGGTCAGATTTTTTATTTCAATATCAGGTTGAGCTTTCAACATTTGATATGCTGCGCCACTCTCCATAAATTCAGAAAGTTCTTTTTGTTCATCATCACTCAAATTTTTTAATGTCATTTTCTATTTTCCTTTATTTGTAATTTCATGACAGCCAGATCTCTGCCTAAAAAGGGTACTGATTGCGTGCATAAGTTGCTTTTTACTCCGCTGGGTAAGATTATGCCTGTACTTGATTCAAACTGCTGTATGAGGTCGTATTTGACCGCTCGTGCATTGTGAATCATCTTAAACGGGTGTTTGCCTGCTGGTCTAAAACTATTCCGTCCGTACCGTTTTATAGTCGTGTAACCTTGGTGGTGTTCAATCATTTCGCTACCTCATCAAATAAGCTGATTTCTCCGCCCTCTTTTTCGCCCTCAAAGCGGACACCGTGCTTATATTTACGAACTTTAAAGCTATAATCAACTGTGCCTGTATTGGCATTCAATGGGTCTAATTTCTCAATCTGCTTGTCTGTAAGTTCTGTATGATAGACTTGTAAACTTCGCATACCTACGCTATCAATACCAGCCACATAGGGACAAGCTCTAATAATATTTGTCATTTTCTCAATCCTCTAATAAAATTTGCCTTGCCTGACAAGTTGCTATGTATCTATGATGATGAACTTGCATATATCATCAATCAAATAGTAAATAAGTGAAGTTTTGTATCTTGGTTTATAGCGATTCAAGCCGTGCTTTTCCCAATTATCAAGAGTTCCGTCTGATATATCTAAGTCTTCCATAACACGCTTTTTAGAGATATAAGGTAATACTCGCTTTTCATTTCTGATTTTGAGTTGTGTACCAAGATACTTATTAAATAAATGAATGACTTTATCAACTAAGCCACGGGCAACAAGGTTTATTAAAGTGTCATCATTCATTTTTTGCCTCCGTTTTTACGTTTAGAGATAACTTCCATAACTGCGTACGTTAGTTTATCTTCACTAATTCCTAGTTCATGAGAAAGCTCTAAAACATCTTCGGAACTGATAATGTCAAACGCTGATAGAACTGTTTCTTTTGATTTTCTACGTTGTCTTTCATGGCGAATGCCACGATTAAAGGCTACATCATAAAGATATTCGTAAGCAAAAACGCGTTTCCAGCTCTCCCAATCGTCCTTATCTTGTTTATTTGACAATTGAGATACATCTTTTTCAATGGCTTCAATTAATTGATACAGACCTTCAGGGTTTTCCCTTTTATATTCTGTTTGTTTGATTTCTTGCTTAATGCGGTATTTTTCAACAATTTCAGGAGTGAGCTTGATACGAAAGGGCGCTTTATTTTGATTGAAAATAATTACTGTTTTTTTGTTTTTTACGCTTTTCAAAAGAACTTGATGACCTATTTCAGGGTTCGTTTTTACTGACAAAATTAAAAAATGTTTATTTTCAAAAGTTCGTGTTTTCCCTAAATCTTCTATTTTGAAAGTAGATGATTGCGCTCCTAGTGCTTGCTCAGTAATATCTATTGTTACCATTTTTTACCCCTTAATCATTTCAACTTGAATATCGTTTTCTAAAGTTGTGAAAGTCACAACTGATTGACCGTCAAACAAGCGGTAGACATACTCATTAAGTTTGATAAAATGTCTTGCTTTGGCTTTTAATAAGTCCATGAGTTCAAAGGCGATTGAATCGTCTAAGATATAAGTTTCTTTGTTCGTTGGTTTATTCATTTTTTAGCTCCGATTCTATTCAATTATTGATACACCGATAATGTTAGCAATGGTCATAAGGTAATCACTGACATAATCTGATAAGTCCTGTGCGTTACCTTTGGTAATAAAGTGAGTGCCTTTATCGTCTAACTCTAAACTTTCATAAGTTCCGCTTGCATAATCATTAACAGCTTTGTAGATGTTTTGTATATACATCTCAACTTCTTCGATATGAATTTCTAGTTCTTCAAACATGATTTTACCTTTGAATTTCTAGGGCTAATTTGTATTTTAGGGTACAAAAAAACTCTATTTCTCGCACTTTAAAAAATGCGTGTTGAAAAAGAGTTCACTTCTTGATATAATTTATTTATCGAGTGAAACTCTCGGTGCGGACTACTTAACTTCAAACTTTGGTCGGGGAGAAGTTTAGTAGTTTTTTATTTTACTTTTAATTTGTTTACGCCATGACGTACTGCTTCAGCTTTAGTTATCCCTTTTTCTTGGGAATAATCGCTGATTAGTTTTGCCTGTTCAGCATTAAAACTTACAGACATCCTTGTTTCTTTTGGGTCGTTGGTAGGTCGCCCTACACGTCTTTTTTCTTCCTCAGTCAAATCCTGCACCTTTCTTACTAAAATTCGTAAGTCAATCAGTACTCATTTGCCTAAGCTGTAACCCTTGATTAACCTTACATATATAATTATAGCACCACTAATTAAATATGTCAAGAATTATAGCACCACAAATTAAAAATAAATCATTTTTCAAGAAGTTCACTCTTATTCAATTGTCAAAGTTCAATCAGCTTTGATTTTGCTGATAATTTTTGTTAGAATGGAGTAAAGCAAAACTCGTAAAGAGCTTGCCTTACTAAGTTTAAAAGTCGTTTTGATGGGGATCAGTTACGGCTTTTTTTGTTGTCATTTTGGATTTGATTGCTGTTTTGATAGGTTCATAATCAGAACCAGCTTCAATCATTGCTATTGCGATACTTTCAAGCATTTTATAACGTTCCATTTCCTCTGAATTTAAGAGGTCTAGGAGCGTTTTTTCTTTTCGCCAGTCTGTATCTCTAGCTTGTATCTGCTTTTTAGTTAGTCCTGTTACAGTTGTAGCAAGCAAACTTCTAATAATGTTGTGCCATGTATTGCCATGACGTGGATAGTGTACCCATTCTGAAATAGATTGATGAAGATTAACACCTTTTGGTTTCTCGACTGCTCTTGCAATCTTTCGTGCCTGAAGCTCTTTTTCCATTTCATTAAATCGTTTTACAAGAGCCAGTTTAAAAGCTCGAACTGGTTCGGTATTGTCTAGCCATGTAATAAGTAACATAGCTTGGTTACGATTGAGTTGATAAATTTTTGTTGGACGTCCACCAGTTGAACCTTTAATAGGTTTTGTCATTTCAAATGACAATATCCCTAGCTCTTCAAGGTCTTGTTTATTGTTATCAATCAGTTTACGAACTGAAATTTTATTAAGTCCTGCATATTCAGCAATAACGACATGGTTAGTTACAACTTCCGCTTTACTCATGTCAGAACTGGTTAAAAATGCTAAGTCTTTCATTTATCCTCGTTTCTACTTCGTTTAAAGACATCGCGGTCATCATGTTAGGGCAGTAGTTTAGAGCCATGCTTAGGCTGTGAAAATCAAAATAAATACTTTGTTAGTAATTAATTTAACAAAGAATCAATAGCATTCATGACTTTTTTCTTTTTATCATCAGTAAGTTCGTCACGCATCCAAATTGTAAATGTAGTTGGAGCAATGCCGATTTCACGAGCAATTTCATAAAATTTGAGACGTTTATCATTGATAAGTTGACGTAGTGCAATGTTTTTCATTTTTTGGAGCCTTTCTTTTATCGCTCGTTATTCATCGTTCAGCGATGTATAAAATATGATTATAGTATAGCGATAATTTTTGTTAATGTCAAGAAAAAGAAATCTGTGTTATAATATCTCCAAGAGATAATAAGAAGAATTGAGGTAATTTCTATGATAGGAAAAAAACTAAAAAAGTATAGACTAATGCTTGATTTAACTGGAACTACACTTGCGAAACTTGCAGGAATAAATCAACCATATCTTTCAGAAATAGAGAATGAAAAAAAAGTACCGCCATTCGATACTTTTATGAATTTAGTAACAGCCATATCTAAAATATCCCCGTTAAACGAAGAAAACCGAAGCAGTATATTAACAAATGATAACTTAAATAAATTTCTTGGTACTGCAATCATTAAAGCTTATGAGATACCTAACTATCCAGATAAAGTTAGTATCAGTGTACGGTTCGAAGGAATATATGGTGAGCTTGGGTGGATATTTAACAAAGATTCTGATAATTCAAGAGACGAACCAATGGAACCGTTCAAGCGGGGAAAAGAAATTGATTCATCCCCTTTTAAATATAAAGTCCTTGATGAGTTAATATATTTTTTCCGTTACACTCTAGATGATAATCCAATCTATGATAGTATAACAAATCTAAGCGAATCGGTACTTTATGATTTGGATGAGACGAGTTTATATGATTTTCCATTTATTCGTCAATCACTTTTTGAGTGGTGGTATAACCAAATTTTAACCGATATAACAGACAACCTCATGAGTGATGATAATAAAACTATAGAACTTTCGATTTCTGAGGGCGAACTACTCATGGAAGTTGAAAGTTTAAGAAATACTAACGGAACTTTCACTCCCACTAATTTAGAAAATACTACTAATTTATCAAAAGAACTACTTGATGGAAAAACTGTAACCTTTGATTTTCGCTCAATCACTGATAAAAATGTACGTGCATTACTTGATGGTCAGTTACTTACAAATGATGAATTGACAGCCCTCAAATTTACCTTGAACGGTATTAGATATAATAGACAAAACAGTAACCAAAACAGTTATTTTGGTCGCAAGAGACAAAGACTTATTGATGAGGGATATTTTGATAATAAAGATTAGTTATCAACAACTTCTTAGACTTTTACAGCTATCATCACAACGCTTATGACGAGGCTCGTGCGTTGCTGTATGAGCTGTGCTGGTTTGAGTTGGTGGGTTAAAAAAGGAGGAAACATGAAACTATCGGACTACTTAAAGAGTATTGATCACTTAGATGAAAGAATGGAAAAGGCTGTAATTATAGCTGGGTATGAGAAAATGTTTGGAGAACACTACAGACTACCACAAGAACAGTTTGCTGACCTGATGGAATTACCTTTGCCAAAATTAAGAAGAGTTATTCATGAAATGAAAAAAGCAATAGATTAGAATTTTAATAGTGCTAAAGTCTATATAGCTGTGAACCTCAACATTTCTCAACATGCTAACAAATGCTAAGGTTCAAATCTATAAAACAATTCCTAAATTTTAGGAATGAAAAATAAAAAGCGCTTTTAGAGCGCTTAGAGTTTGAGAGGAAAATAATAATGTCTGAAAAAGGGTATGTTTACGCTTTGGAAAACAAATCATTCCCAGGGATGATAAAGATAGGGCAAACCAAAAATTTACATAAACGCCTGAAGCAATTTAATAATACAGGAATGCCAGACAGTAATCCTACACTATTACTTTTTGCTTTCAGATTAGAGAACTATCAAAAAGCTGAAAGATTACTTCATAATGTCTTTACAGACAAAAGACAATCAAGTAAAAAGGAGTGGTTCACGGTTAGTTTTAATCAAGTTAAATCTGCTTTTTCGCTACTAGCAATAAATTCTGAAAATGAGCTAATACATCCTAGTGAGTATAACTCAGAGATCATTAAAAAAATAATTCCAATTAAAGAAAGAAAAATTGGGCAACGTCCAAACAGAACTTTTGATTATTTAAATATTCCAATTGGTGGACGACTTGTTTTTAAGGGAAACAAAAACTTAATCGCAAGAGTGACAGACAGGAGAAATAGAGTTATTTGCCCTTGTTGTAAAACTGAGCAGTCTTTATCAAGGGCAGCGATTTGTTGTTATGATGAAACTCATCAGTTATTAGATTCTCAAAAAGGCCGAGATAGAAATGGATTTGCTTGGTTTGAATATAACGGTTTACAGTTAGATAAAATAAAACCAGTGGTAAATTCTGAATTACTATAGTGCTTAATTAAAGTGTTTCCAGTCACTAAAAACTGGTAGGAGATGAAACATGAAGTTTTTATTATTCATTGATAAAATCTATTCAAAAATAGTGACTGCTTACTGCATTTGCACTATACCTTTTCTACTATTATCTCTATATCTTTATAACAAACTACCTGCTTATATCCCTAGTAAAATCGGTATAGGTGGCGTATATAGCTGGTTTAGAAAAGAATTTGTGTTTATTCTTCCAGTATTGTTTCTAATCATTGGAATACTTTTTTCAAAAAAAGGAATAATTAAGCAGTTCTATACTGGTACTCCTGCTATTTTTATAAAGTCCCTCGGGTTGATTGTTCTATTATTGGTACTATTCTCTACCATATATCTTTATTATTCCTACTTTTCAATGATATAAAAACACAAATAACAATAAATACAATGACATACCAAGTCAATTTCTGCCAACATTTGCCAACAATTAACAAGTGTACTTTTAGGTACGCTTGTTTAGTATGATACTGACAGCATGTAAATTTTGTATGTTGCTAGAATTTGCTGTGTATTTGTAACTACGGAGCTATAACATTTTTGTTTTGAATGGGTACACCTCAAAGTTACCCCATACCCGACGTGATGTCAGTCTAGACTTTGTCTAGTGTTGATAACATCCACAATTTTGAGGGCGTTAAAATCTTTACACCCTTAACAGTATTTTAGTGGTATAGCTTTCTGCCACAAGTGGCAAAAACGAAAATTTCGTTGTTGTTATTAAGGGGGTCGTGATTCGCGACTTGCTAGGGAGGAACGAATCGTTACTTCCTAAGGGCAGTCATAATTGTCGGATACATTATCACAATTCACTCGATAATGGTTTAATTCGGAAAATAAAAAAAGCGCCCCAGTTAGGAGAGGGACGCTTAGGATAAACTTTATGAAAAAGTATATTTTTGGAATAAATAGATTATACAACATATTCTATAATTTGTACATTAAAAAGCCACTCGAAAGAGTAGCTTTATACTTGAAAGTAATGACATCTCAAAATCATTATACTTTCATCTTACACCTTTTTGTATTCAGTTTTAAATTAAGAAATAGAGACATAGTTTTACTCTTTTTTTAGTAAAACTACCTGAGGTCGCATTTTACGACTATAGCCACAATCCAATTAGGACAAGGAACTTTTCACTTTACCTCAACTATCGGAAATTTACGAAAGTTCATATCGTCTGTGATGACAGGTATAAAATAAATTATAGAAAGGAGGTTCTACATGAAAAAAGACGATGTAATCAAACTATCAGACGGACAAATAGCCACAATTGTTACTAGTGATGAATCAACGAGTTTGAATAATTGCTATATTGTACGCCTAGAAAATGAAGATAGAAGAGTAGTTGATAGAAAAACTCTAACGCTTGCGGAATCATTGAAATAATAGTCGTTTATAACAAATTCCCCCTTTTTCCACCAATTCCATAAGTAAATTACTGAATCTTTTTTACTTAACCCTAATACGTGCAAACCTGAACCACGTTAAAAGCTGATGAAAATATAGGAGTATGTATATGAGAGTGAAAACAATAACATGTTACACCAGCGCAAAAGTTTTTGACGATAAAATTAATGATTTTTTAGTCTATCTTGAGAGAAATAATTTTGACCTAATCAATATTGATTATCAATATCACTTCTGTACTTTTACAGCTCTAATAAGTTATCAAGATAAGAACTAATAATTTTTCTCAGACAATTTGTTACTCTTGATACCTTACTGTTACTCTTAATATAGAGAAAGGTAACAGTATAAACCATTGATATAACTACATTTATAATACTTTGTTACTCTTGTTACCGTAAAATATACTATATCAGTTGAGAATTTAATAACTCTATAAACTAATAAACCAGTTAACTAATTAATCGTATAAGCTCTAATAAAAATATTTCTCAATCCTCGTACATGCCTTGCCTGACATTAGTACAAAATGGAAAGGAAGAAAATATGAATATTAAAGAATATATAAAAAAAGACGGTACAAAGGTGTACCGCACTAACGTTTATTTGGGTGTGGATAATCTCACTGGTAAGCAAGTACGAACAAGTGTAAGTGCCAATAGTAGAAAAATGTGTGATATTAAAGCACGCCAAGCTATAAATAAGTTTATCAATAATGGGTCTACAATTGCAAGGGAAAAAGTGGTTTTTGATAACTTTGAATCTTTGGCTTTGAGTTGGTTTGAGAGTTATAAGCTGACAGTTAAGGAAAATAGTATAAGTGTTGCTGATAATTACTTACGTAATTATATACTGCCTCCTATTGGCTCGTACAAGCTCTCTAAGATAACGCCAATGTTATTGCAGGAACTTGTCAATAAATGGGCTAATAACGCAAATACAGCCGAAATAATCAACGGTAAGCGTGAGCGAGGAAAATGTAAGGATTATAAGCTACTTCTTAACTTTATAAAACGTATCCTTGATTATGGTATGCAATTAGGAGCTATCGAGGACAATTCAGCTATAAAGGTTTTCCCTCCTAAGTTAAAGACAAGGACAGTTAAAAAGATTAAGTATTTTGATAATGAGGAGCTAAAACAATTCTTGTTGTATCTTGATACTTTAGAACCAAGCACGGACAATCGAAAGAGTAAGACTTTATACAAACTACTTCTTGCAACTGGCTTACGTGTAGGGGAGGCTATGGCTCTTTCTTGGTCTGATATTGATTTTAACAACCATTATCTCAATGTGTCTAAAACTCTAATTCAACAAAGCAATTTGATACAGGATAGCGCAAAGACAAAAGAGAGTAATCGTTCTGTGTTTTTGGATAACGACACTCTTGAAAGTTTAAAAGAATGGCGGAAATATCAAAATGACGGTGCTATATCCTTGCATGACTCTTTAGTCTTCTCATATCATCAAAAAATGAGGTCTTATGAAATAGAGAGACAGAAATTAGTGAGACACTTCAAAAATGCTGGAGTACCTAACATTGGCTTTCACGGTTTCCGTCATACTCACGCTAGTCTTTTGATGAACAACGATGTTAACCCTAAAGAGATACAAAGACGATTAGGACATGCAGATTATGCTATCACAATGAATACATATAGCCACCTTGCCAAAAGTAAAGAAAAAGAGACCGCTGAAAAGTTCAGCAGTATCTTAAAAGCATTATGA